CGGCGACTGAGATATTGCAGCGCAAGGAAGAAAAGCTTTTTGCCCTGGGGCCCGCCATCGAGCGCCAGACCGATGAGTTCCTGGAGGCCGTAATTGACTTCACCTATGCGGCACTGCTGGACCGTCGCATGATCCCTCCCGCGCCTCAAGAGCTCGAAGGTGAAGAGCTGGAGATTGATTACATCTCGTCCCTGGCCCAGGCCCAGAAGTTGGCCGGCCTGAGATCGACACAGGCCTATATAACCGTTGGCATCGACCTGTCCGCGGCTGTGCCTGAGGTACTCGACAAGATGGACGTGGACAAGATCATGGATGAGGTTGCTGACATCACCGGTATTCCGCCGGCGCTGAATCGGTCTGATGAAGAGGTGCAGGAGATCAGGGAGCGGCGGCAACAGGCAATCGATGAAGCCAAGGGCGAGGAACAGGCAACCATGGACGTCGAGCGCATGAAGGTGCTGTCTCAGGCCGATCTCGGCAATGGTCAGAACGCGCTGACCGCGCTGCAGGGGGCCATGTGAAGCAGGCCTTCCAAAGTGAATTCCTGGCTGAAGAGATCCAGGCGCGCAAGGAAACCCAGGAGCGCGCGGAGCAGGGTATTGCAAGCGCTATCGAAGCGATTGCCGACACACAGCAGGGCCGGGAATTCCTGTGGTGGTTGCTCGAGATCTGCGGCGTGTTCACGACGAGCTACACGGGGAACAGCGATACGTATTTCAACGAGGGGCGCCGGGCGATCGGGAATGAAGTTCTCCACCGTCTGGTTAAAGTAAAGCCTGAGATTTTCCAGGCGATGATCAGGAGCGGGAAGACGTGAACAAAAGATGTGGTGGTAAGCGAGGTGGAAAGCGGCGATAGCCGATAGCTCCACATAAAAAAAACGGGTCCTCTCCAACGCCCGGCCAGGTGAAGGGGAGGCGAAAGAACAAATGAAGCGGCCGTCAGGGGCCTGACACCCTGGCGGTCGCTTTTTTTGTTGCCCGGAAAACAGGAGGATTCATGGACGCAAACGAACAGCAGAACCAAGGCCAAACGGGTGACACCGGCGCGGGCGGCGGCGATGCGAAATGGTACGATTCACTGCCGGATGACATCAAGGGTAACGATGCCATCAAGGGATTTGACGGCGTTGAATCGCTGGCAAAGGCACACCTAACCATGCAAGCACAGCTTGCGGAATTACAGGCAAAGGTTCCCGTCGTCCCCGGGAAGCCCGAAGAATACGGCCTGCCTGATAAGTTCGAGGGCCTGCCTGATGACTTCATCAAGGCCGAGTCGGCCAAGTTTGCGGATTTCGCGCACAAGCATGGTTTGACCAAAGAGCAGGCCCTTGGTCTGTTTCAGGCCATGGCCGCCGATGAGCGCGATTCGCTGACGGCCGCCGAAGCCGAGATCGCCCGGGCCGCCAAGGAAACTGAGGCCATGCTCGTTAAAGAGTACGGCGACAAGAAGCAAGAGAAGGTTACCGCTGGCGCCAAGGCCTTGGTTAAGATCGCGGAAGGCGCCGGCATCAAGGCCGAGGACTTCACGGCTATGCTCAACGCCACCGGGATCGGTGACAACCCTCTGCTTATCAGGATGTCAGTCAAGCTCGCGGACCTGATCTCTTCGGACGTATTCGAGCGCTCGTTTACAGGCGGCGGCGTTGAGAGAACAACGGCGGAAATACTCTACCCCACAATGAAGAAAGGAGAATAAACCATGTCTACTATCGGAACAAAGTTGACCTTGGCGGATTGGGCCAAACGTGTTGACCCTGACGGCAAAACTTCGGCCATCGTCGAGATGCTCAACGAAACTAACGAGATCCTTGACGATATGATCTGGGTCGAAGGCAACCTGCCCACCGGACACCGTACCACCATCCGGACGGGGTTGCCGTCTGTCACCTGGCGCAAGCTGAATTACGGTGTGCAGCCCTCCAAATCGACTACGGTACAGGTCGATGATACCTGCGGCATGCTGGAGGCCTATGCCGAGGTCGATAAGGCCCTGGCCGACCTCAACGGCAACACGGCCGAGTTCCGTCTTTCCGAGGACCGGGCTTTCCTGGAGGCCATGAATCAGGAGTTTGCGGACACCCTGATTTATGGCGACACCGACACCGACCCCGAGAAGTTTCTCGGTCTGGCCCCGCGGTATTATGACGTCCTGGCAACCACGAGCTTGGGCAACAACAACGTACTGAGTGCCGGCGGGTCCGGAAACGACACCAGTTCTATCTGGCTGGTCGTGTGGGGCCTGAATACCGTCCACGGTATTTTCCCCAAGGGCTCCAAGGCGGGCATCTATTCCCAGGACCTGGGCGAGCAGACGTTGTTCGACAGCGCGACCCCGGCCGGCAGGTATCAGGGATACCGCACCCATTACCAGTGGAAATGCGGCCTGTGCGTGCGTGACTGGCGGTACATCGTGAGGATTGCCAACGTCGAGACCGCGCTTGCCACCACGGGCTCAACGACCAATGGCGTGGCTTCACCCAATTTGCTGGTCCAGGCCATGAACTGGATCCCGAACCTGCGCATGGGCAAGCCGGTATTCTACTGCAACCGCAACCTCAAGACGCAGTTTGACCAGATGGCCATCAACAAGAGCAACGCGTTTTACACCAGCGAAGCGCCGTTCGGTCGTGGGCCCCAGACCAACTTCCTCGGCATCCCCATCAAGAAGGTTGATGCTATCTTGTCGACCGAAACCGCCCTGTCGTAAGGCGAAAGGAGAAGAACCATGATACTGGATAAAGATCTGCTTTGCAGCGATGGTCAGTCGGTGGCCATCAACATCGGTTCGGTGGCGTCCACCAACGTCATTGATCTGGCCAAGGCCGGAGTTGGGCGCGGCGAGCCGATCAAGGTGTTCTGCCAGATGACAGAGGCCTTTGCCTGCACGACCCCCGGAGCGACGATTGCAGTCAAGCTGCAGACCGACGACAATGAGGATTTCCTTTCCGCAACTGATCTTATCACGTCGGCAACGCTGACCTCTGCCACGGCCGTGGCCGGGTACAGGCCGATTGATACCGCTCTTCCGAGCAACGTGGAACAGTATATCCGGTTCTACTATACCGTGGCCACGCAGAACGCGACTGGCGGCAAGATCACGGCTGGCCTGCTGCTGGATCAGCAGACCAACGAAGATCCCGTGGCGCTCGGTCTGACGTCCTAACGTAACCGGGGAGGGGCCTGGCGCCCCTCTCCATTCAACAGGAGATAAAGTCATGTCGGAATACAGATGCATCCGGAAATGTTTTCACAATGGGCGGCTGTTCAAGCCCGGCGACAAGTTCACTCCGAAGCCTGAAGAGAAGGTCCCTCCCCACTTCGCGCCGTCTGAAAAGTATGTTGAGCGCATGGACCCGACCCCGCGCCTTGGCACCAAGACCACCAACGGCCAGATCTTGAAACAAAACCCATCGCTGAAGGCGCCCGGGAAGGACAAAGAGCCGGCGAAACCCAAGAGCAGGGAAGAATAGCGGCCGGGTTATCCCGGCCCTGAGGAATCGGCATGGCATCGAAGATGAACATTGGCAATCAGGTTTTGGGCCTGCTCGGGGTTACTGAGCAGATAGCCGACCTGGATAGTCCCACCAATGACGCCGAGAAGCAGCTCAACCTGTGGTGGGATGATTGCGTAAAAGAGATCCTGGAGCAACACGATTGGAAGTTTGCGCGTGCGGGAGTGGCGCTTGCCAGAACTACGGCGCCAACCTCCGAATACGATTATGCATACCAGCTCCCGGTCGATTGCCTGGCCGCTCGCTACTTGTGGGATGTCGACGCCGAGCAGCGCATTACTGACTCGGAATACGAGATTTCGGGGCAAACGATCTGTACCGACTTGGAAGAAGTATATCTCGTCTACACCAAGGATATTACGGTTATCGGCAAGTATCCCCCGCACTTTGTCAAGGCCCTGCGGTTTCTCTTGGCCAGCTACATGGCGCCGAAGTTCGGAGATCGATCGAGTAAAAGCGGTGAGATGTTGGAGCTGTACGAGAAGGCTCTCGCCAGAGCCATCGAAATCGACTGTGCGCAGAATAATTACCCGGACACCGGCGATGATTCATGGCTATCGGCCGGCGGATATGCCTCAACCGATGATGACGAGGAATGGCTTGCGGAGTGGTAAATGAGCGGTAGCACTTCTATCCGGATACAGCCGTCATTCGTGGCCGGCGAGCTTTCGCCGCGGCTATGGGGCCGGGTTGATCTCGATAAGTACGCGGCCGGATGCTCCGAGCTGACGAACATGGTTGTCATGCCTCAGGGCGGGCTCTGTAACCGCCCGGGGCTCCGGTATGTGGCCACCACCAAGACGAGCGCCAAGGCCTCCCGGCTCGTGCCGTTTCAGTATTCGACGACCGTCGCCTATGTCCTGGAGTTCGGGCACAACTATATCCGGTTTTATACTGAGGGCGCGCAGGTAGTGGACGGCAGCGGTAACCCGGTTGAGGTGACCACGACCTACACCGAAGCCGAGCTGCCATATCTCAGGTTCGCGCAATCCGCCGATGTGCTCTTTATCTGCCATAAAAACCATGCTCCGGCCATGCTTTCACGGGTGAGTGCAACCTCGTTTACCCTGGCTAATGTTACCTGGACCTGGCCGGTGTTTAACTCTGAGAATGTTTCGGACGTGACCGTGGCCGTCAATAAAGCCTCGGTCGGCACGGGCCGAACCATGACGTTCTCTTCTTCGGCATTTTCCAAGGGCGGGGTGGGCCTGACCGCCTCTCATGTCGGCATGTATATCTATGCCTATGAATACACCGGTTCTCCAGCCGTGGCATCGGCCAAGGGCCTGGCTATAATCACGGCCGTAACCGATGCGAATCATGCCACGGTAACGATTATTAAGGCGTTCAATTCGACCGGAGCGACCGCGTATTGGGCGGAAGGATCGTTCAACGCCGTGTACGGTTATCCGCGCCTTGTGACCTTCTTTGAGGATCGCCTGGTGTTTGCCGGCAACGAGGAATTTCCTGAACGCATCTGGC